AATAAAGCAGATGGTGGATAAGGAAACATGGTTAAATGGTGATGAAATTGCTGATTACTTCGATGTGGAAGTAATTGAGTCGAAAAACATTGCAGCTTGTGCTAGTGATTATCTTAAAAATTATGATAAGACACCACAAAAACTAATTGCGTCCGGTAGCAAACCACCACAACATAAACCGCAAGTAAACGATGAAGACGAAAATATTAAACTGCAAAATGAGTTGGACCTACTAAATTTATAGAGGTCTATTTTTTACGTTTAAAAACTGGGAGGAAATTTAATTGAAAACAAAATTTGAACAAGCATTACTATCAATGATGAATAACAAGAAGATTCTATCCGTTACGATGGATGGTTCTGCAGGTATGACGAAACGAGAGCAGGAACTTCGTCAAAACGCTTCCGATCTTAAGGACTCTGCACAAGCGTTAATGGATGAAGGGAAGCACAAGGAAGCAAAAGCAAAGTTGGAAGAAGCGAAAGCGGCAAAGAAAGACCTTGATGATTTCCTTGCTTTACAGGCAGACTTTCAAGGATTGGGTACTATTCCTGAACCTCAAAATAAAGGTGGTAAATTACCGGGTAATCCGGAGCCGCAGCCAAACCCGAAGGCAGAATATAAAAAAGCATTCTTTAAAGCAGTTCGTGGTCAAAAGTTAACTGATGATGATTTAGAAGTGATGGATAAATATAAAGCTAAAATCTCATCTGGTACGGGTGAAGATGGTGGTTATATTATCCCGGAGGATATTCAAACGAAAATTAATGAGTTGCGTCAATCAACAGACGATTTAAAGCAATATGTCAACGTCGTTCCTGTTTCAACTAATAAAGGTGCTCGTACCTTAGAGAGACGCGCAGACCATACTCCTTTTGCGCCACTGTCTGAATATGGTGACCCTGATGCAATGAAGGAAATTGAATCACCTAAATTTGATCGACTGACTTACACAATTGAAGATTTTGCCGGTTTTCTACCAGTGCCAAACACGGTGTTAGAAGATACCGACCAAGCTTTAGAGCAATATTTAATTGCTTGGATTGCCAAAAAATCCAAAGCGACTGATAACCACTTAATTTTAAAGCAAGTAGATACACTGGATAAAAAATCCTTAGATGATTGGAAAGGAATTAAAACAACGTTGAACGTGACGTTAGATCCTGCATTTACAGAGGTTGCAAAAATATTCACTAACCAGGATGGGTTTAACTATCTTGACCAATTAGAAGACGGAAATAATCGTCCTTTATTGCAACCAGACCCGACACAAGCAACAAGAAAATTATTGTTTGGAGTGCATCCGGTAATTGTGTTGTCAAACAAAACAATCGCGACTGAAACCGGAAAAGCGCCATTTATTATTGGTGCACTTGATGAAGCTGTTGTCCTGTGGGATAGAAAACAACTTGCCATCGACATGACAAAAGAAGGAGGCCAAGCTTGGAGAACAAACACAACTGAATTCCGTGCAATTCAACGTGAAGACGTTACAACATGGGATACAGAAGCGGTTGTGTATGCACAGATCAACATTAACGATGGAGGTGTAGAAGGATAATGGCGAAATTCAAAGCGATCGTTACTGAGGATGTTCCTGGAAACCGACTATTATCTTTAAAAACCGAAACACGAAGCGGTGAGGATGTGATGACTATTTCCGTTACTCAATCAGGAGAGTCACCTGATTTCCGTTCTACTGGCGAGTTAAAGGCAGATCAAGAGGTGTCTGTAACCATTAAAAATGAACCTGTGTGGGAAGTAGAAGCAAGTGAAGATTTAACGGCAGGCTCTTATGTACAAGTAGGGGATAGTGGAACTGTTGTTAGTGGCGAGGGATTTGGTTATGTGGCTGAAACTGTAGAAATTGGCGGAGTTGCTAAGGTAGTGCGGCAGTCTGGTGGCGCGGGAGAGCGTGGACCCCAAGGACCTAGAGGACCCAAGGGAGAACCAGGCGCTGATGGTGAGCAGGGGCCTAAAGGTGATCCTGGTAAAAATGCCGATCCACAATTCTCCGAGGAAGAAGTAACGGCGCTAAAATCATTGATCGAAGATGGAGAGTAGGGAGACCTGCTCTCTTTTTATTTGAGAGGGTGATGTTATGGAACTTGAAGAATTAAAAGTCTACCTTCGTATCGATCATGACGATGAGGATTATCTGTTGCAATCCTTTCAAAAAATGGCTCGTGAATATATTAAAAATGCTGTTGGTGAAGTGGATAAAAACAATGAACTCTATAAATTTTCAGAGGCTATTCTTGTTGGGCATTGGTATGAAAACAGGGAATTGGCTAGGATCGGAAATGCGTCCTATTACATTCCCGATTCTTTTCAAAGCATTATCCAACAGCTTAGGTATTGTGGTGATAATTCATGAACCCAGGACGATTACGGAATAGGATCGAAATACAAGAAAAACAAACAATAAGAGATCCGGATACGAAGTTACCGATTGAGAAGTGGGTTGCTCTTCATAAATGTTGGGCACAAATCTATCAACCACGCGGTAGAAATTTTTATCAGGCTGCAGTTGCGCATAAAGAATATATTACATGGTTCAATATTCGCGATAGAAAAGGTGTTGAACCTGGTATGAGGGTGCTGTTTAAGAGTAGGAAATATGAGATTGAACAAGTTAATCCCGATTTCCAACATAACAAAACAATGGCCTTGCAGTGTAGGGAGGTGGTCTAATGTCGTTAGAATTAGAGGGGTTCGATCAAGTCCAATCAAAACTAAATTCTTTGGGCAGAAAAGGAAAAATGATGGAAAACAAAGCCGTCAGGAACGGTGCGAATATATTGCTTGATCGTATGAAGAACGAAGTGCCTGTGTCTGAAAAAGATCAAGTGCATATTCGAGATGATTTAAGAGTAACAAATGTTAGCCGAAAAGAAGGTTATCCTACTGTCAATGTAGGACCAAGTAAGGTGACGGCATGGAGAGCCAAGTTTCTTGTATATGGCACTGTGAAAATGTCTCCTGACGATTTCATGACAAGGGCATCAGACGCAACAAGGGGAGAAGTGCAGCAGACCATTAGAGACGAGATCAAACGAGGTTTAGGGTTATGATTGATACGGAAGTTAAAGTGATTAATTTATTGGAAACTACCCTGAATGAGCTTGTTGATGATCGTATATTTAGACTGACTGTGCCTGATGCATATGCTGATAAGTATCCTTATATCAGAGTGTCCGAGATTAACAATATTAATGATGATTACAGGGACAATAAAGCGAAAGCCAGCGATATACGTGTGCAGATAGATTTTTGGACTAAGGGAGACCCTGCACCGATTCAAAACTTAATAAATAAAACCATGGAGTCGCATCAGTTTAAACGAACTGGTGTGACTCCTTTTTATGAGGAAGACACAGGAGCATTCAGAAAAGCAATGCGTTATATCAGTAAAGCGAATTTAAAGGAGGAAACATAAATGGCAATTGTAGGTTTAAAAGATATTGTTTATGCAGAATTAAAAGAAGATAGCGAAGAAGTAGTGACTTATGGAGAGGTTAAAAAGTTTGCACCTGCAATCACAGCTAACGTAGATACGAACCAAGAAAGCGCAACTCAATACGCTGACAATGGCCCGATTTCCGTTGTAAGCCAAACAGGTGAAACTACACTTTCATTAACTGTGGATGAGATACCACAAAAAGTTTTGGCTGAAATTCTTGGACAAGAGTTAAAGAAGGGGGTAATTGCATATAAACAAGATGCTATCGCTCCATATGTGGCGGTGGGCTTCATTGGGAACAAGGATAATGGGGAGAAACGTTTGGTGTGGCTTACAAAGGGGCGTTTTTCTATCCCTTCCGATGAATGGAATACAAAGACAGATTCTCCGGAATTCCAAAACCAAGAAATTGAAGGTACTTTTATTCGCCGTGAGCATGACAAAGTATTTAAAATCGTTGGTGATACAGATGATGAAGATTTTAAAGCATATGAAGATAAGTTTTTTGATGATGTTTTCGATCTTAAAACCCTTGATGGCGGATCAGGTGGCGGAGTAGAAGGATAATCAAACAAGGCATCGCTTAAATGGCGGTGTCTTTTTCATTTATATAAAGGGGAGTGTAGATATTGGAAATTACATTAAATATTAAAGGTGAAGAAAAAACATTTGTTCAGGAGTTTGCACCATTGAAGCTTTATAGAAAAGCACTTGAAGTTGAGGATTACGCCGAACAAAAGGACGCAGAAGAGGAAAAGTTATTTGATAAGCGTCTTAATTTAATTGTCGAGGTGTTCGATAAACAATTCACTAAAAATGAACTTGAAAACGGTCTTAATGTTATAAACCACAAGGAGGTAATGTATAACGTCATAGCTGTTGGCATACTAGGCAATCGCTCACTTGAGGAACAGGAAGAATTGGGAAAGTTTATGAGAGAGATGGAGGAGATGGCGAAACAAGAAAAATCACAATCAACGACCGCATAAATCAAATTAAAGACGTTTATTTAATGCTTATGGAGCGACACAATTGGACTCCTGCTCAAATCGATGAAATAGACGCGCATTATTATTTTGATTTACTTGATAGAAAGAATCAACCTAAGCCAAAGAAAAAAGCAAGTAAATGGGCAGGTCAAAAGGTTGTTCCTATTGATGCGGTCTTTTAGGGAAGGGGGTAAACCATGGCAGAAACATTGGGGAGTCTTGTTGTTAGAGTCGGTTTAGATGGGTCGGACTTTGATAGAGGTTTAAAGAACATAAATAGTCAAATGGCGCTTGCCAAGAGTGAAATGAGAGCAGCAAGTGGATCTTTTAATAACTTTGGAAAATCTACCGATGCATTAAAAACGAAGCAAACTAACCTTGCTAAACAGTATGCGCTTCAAGGAGAACGCGTAAACGAATTAAAAGGTCAGTATGACTCTCTAGTCAAATCACACGGCGCTGAATCTGATGCTGCATTGAGAGCCGGAGCGAAACTCAATAACGCTATCGGCACATACAATAAAATGGGTCAAGAATTAGGATCATTAAGCGAGCAATTAAGAATGCAAGAATCACGTTGGTATAAAGCACAGCAAGGTATGCAAAGCTTTTCCGATAAGACAGGACGCATTGGAGATAAGATGACGGGAGTAGGGAAGAAGCTATCTACTCGTGTTACTTTACCCATCCTAGGGATTGGGGCGGCTGCTTTAAAAGTCGGAATGGACTTTGAGGCTAGCATGAGTGAAGTTGCTGCAATTACCGGAGCTACAGGCGATGATTTTGATGCTCTACGTGATAGCGCACGTGAAATGGGGAAGCAAACTAAATTTAGTGCATCAGAAGCGGCACAAGCGCAAAAATATATGGGCTTAAAAACTAGGCCAGTCATTGAGAAATCGGTGGCATAAAATATCGGGTGAAAACGGTAGAAAGCTAAATCTTGCTTGCTGGTTGGAAATAATTATAGTATAATATAGTTATAGAATACTAGCGAAGGGTTGAGTTAAATGGAGGGTAAAATTTGTTGTACTTGTCGAGAGAAAAAGAGAATTGAAAACTTCTCTAAAAACAAGCGTTCGAAAGATGGATACAAGGAATATTGCAAACAGTGCGCGAAAGAAGCAACAAAGAAATATCGCGAAAAATACAGGGATGAAATAAATGCAAGGAACAAGAAATGGTATGACAAAACAAAACAGGAAAAAGAAAAACGCACTCAAGAAGCCATTAAAAAAGGGTATAGAATATGCACGCAGTGCCATAATAAAAAGGACATTCTTAATTTTTACAAACGAGGGAATGGTGGTTTCTATGGAGAGTGCAAGCAGTGCCACAATGATAAGGTGCAGGCATATAAAAAAGATAATCGAGAAATTGTTCTCCAAAGAAAAAAGGATTATTATCAGCGTACGAGAGAATATCAATTAACTTATTTCAAAGAATACAATCAAAAAAACTCCGAAAGAAATACGTTAAGGGCGAAAATATGGCGCAAAAATAATCGAGATAAATACCGTGAGCATATGGTTATGTCGAACCAAAGAAGAACGGCAAGGGAAAGTAAAGTCGAGAACAATTTTACTAGAAAACAGTGGAGTTTTTGCAAGGATTTTTTCCGTGACGAAGAGGGGTTGATCGAGTGTGCATATTGCAACAAAAAGATGAAAAAGGCTACACAAGATCATTTTATTCCCTTGTATAATGGTGGAGGGTACACCGCCGACAACATAATCCCTGTTTGTCAAAGGTGCAACTCAAGAAAAAGCGCAGCTGATTTTTACGAATGGTATCCAAGAACAGAATTTTATTCTAGTGAAAATGTAGATAAAATAGAATTTTACCTCAACCTAATTAGAGCAAAGCAAGCCAATACCGTGCCAAGCTTGGATGGGAAACCCCAAGAAGGTGTAACGACTAGATAAAGTACCCTAAATGCGAAAGTTGCCTTAAATGGCGGCTTTTTTGTATGGAGAAATATCCACGAGCGCCCGACACCTAAACAAACAATGTTGTAGGTGATGATATAGTCTGAACTAGGTATGAATCGACATACCATAATGCGGGGAAACCCCTAGAGGCAAGGATAAAGAACCTTGCGATAACAAATTGTAGCTGGTTGGGAAACCAAACAAATTATCGAAGGGTTACCTGCTGTCCTTAACTTGGCAGCTGCATCTAATATGGATTTAGCACAAGCATCAGACATCGTCACGGACGTCATGAGTATGTACCAACTGGAAGCCGAGGAAGCAGGCAGAGCGACTGATGTATTCGCTAAAACATCCACATCGACAAACACAGACGTTAACCAATTAGGGAAAGCATTCGAGTATGTGGGTGCTAACGCAAATGATGCCGGAATGAGCATCGAGACTACATCAGCTTTCTTGGGATTATTAGCTGATAACGGTATAAAGGGATCAAAAGCAGGTACAACATTAAACGCAATGTTGCGTGATATGAAAAAGAATGCAGAAGACGGAACATTTCAAATCGGAGAACAGACCGTTGCGCTTTATGATTCCAATGGTGAAATGAGAGATATGACCGATGTGGTTGATGATCTCATCAAAGGTACATCCAAAATGAGTGATGAACAACGAGATCAAGCATTGTCATCCGTTTTTGGCACAGAAGCCTTAAAAGGCTTTAATATTATTGCTGGTGAAGGTGAAGGCGCGACAAAGGATTTAACGAAGGAATTAGAAAACTCAGATGGTGCAGCTGAAAACATGGCTGAAACGATGCAAGATAACGCAAAGGGTCAGTTACAACAATTTAAATCAGCACTCGAAGACATGTCTATTTCACTCTCAGAACATTTACTACCAAGCGTGACAAGCATTATAGAAAAACTTACAGAATGGGTAAGGAAGTTTGGTGAGTTATCTCCAGCGACACAAAAAACCATTATAAGTATTGCGGGAATCACTGCAGTTATTGGTCCAATGGCACTGGCATTTGGCGGCGCCTTTAAAGCCATAAGTTTGTTTAGTGGCGGAATCGCAAAAGCCATCGGATGGTTTGGAAGAATGTCTATGGGTTCGAAAACAGCCAAAACATCCATGGGATTATTCGGTAAGTCTGCAACCAAAACAGGTACAACAACTTTAGCTGCAGGTAAATCTTTCGGAAAGGCCGCAGGAACACTAGGGAAAATAGGTAGAGTTGCGGGTGTAGCCAGGGGAGCACTCAGTCTATTAGGTGGTCCAATGGGTTTATTGGCAACTGTGGGTATTCCTGCATTAATAAAAGGTGGAAAGAAACTATATGATCATCTAACAGAAGACTCTATCCCTGCTGTAGAAGGATTCGGAGACAAAGTATCTGAATCAACAGAAAAGGCTGTTCTTGGATACAAAAACCTTAACGACGATGCGACCACCCAACTGAATGAGTTATTCTGGGGTGGACAGGAAATAACGGAAGAAGGTTCCAAGGGATTGATTGAAACCTTCAAAGAAATGGGCAACCAGATTTCCGAATCTATGGAAGAAAGCTTTAATGATAGTTATGAGACACTATCCAAATTTATGAAGGATAGTAAAGAAGTGTCGAAAGAAGAGAGAAAAGAAATATTGGAAAGTATGCAAGAAGGTCATGAAGAGCAAAAGGAAAACTTAAAAGAACATGAAGGACGCATAAAAGAAATATTAGAACAAGCCAGCACCGAAAAAAGAGAACTTACCGAAAAAGAAAAAGAAGAAATAAATAAAATACAAGATAAAATGATGGAAACCGCAGTACAGACCATGTCTGATGGTGAAGTGGAACAGACAGCCATCATGGAAACATTGGAAAATAATGCGAGTGAAATAACGGCTCGCCAAGCTGCCGAAACCGTTAAAAACAGTAAGAAAGCAAAGAACGGTACAGTTAAAGAAGCTAATGAGAAATATGATAAAACGGTCGCTGCCATTATTAGAGAACGTGATGAAACAGGTTCTATCAGTGCAGAACAAGCAAAAAAATTAATTGAAGAAGCTGAAAGACAACGTTCTGAATCAGTCAATAAAGCAGAAAACATGCATAAGAACGTAGTTAAACACGCTAAAGAACAAGCAGGAGAACACGCGGAACAAGTAGATTGGGAAAGTGGCGAAGTACTGACCAAGTGGGAAACCATGAAAAAAGAGGTAGTCGATAAATCAAAAGAAATGAAAGATAAAACTCTCGAAAAGATTGATGAAATGGGAGTGAAAATGACTAAACACTTTGAGGAAAACGGCTTTACTGTTACAGGAATTATGGAAACACTCAAAGATGATGTCATAAATTTGTCAGATAAATTGAAGGACGGAGCAATAGAGAAGTTTGAGGAATTAGTCGAGTGGGTCAAAGGATTACCGGACAAGATCGGCAAAGCACTTGAGTCTGGAAAAGACTTAGCTAAAGAAGGAATGGGTGCTGTCGCAGATGCAACTACAAGCAAATTAAAAAGCGGATTAGACGCCACTGTAGATGGCATGGAATGGATTCTTAAAGAAACTGGTTCCGGTGCCAAAAAAGTAGGTAAATGGATTATTCCTGGATACGCCAAAGGTACAGATGGTCACCCTGGAGGTCCTGCAGTTGTGGGAGAAGAAGGTAGAGAGTTAGCGCACATACCCGGAAAGGGATTAGCTATGCTCGGAGTTAAAGGTCCTCAACTTTCAAACTTTCCTAAAGGAACATCAGTATTGCCGAATAAGCAAACTGAATCGCTTGTTAAAATGGGAATCCCTGGGTATGCAAAAGGTATCGGGGACATTTGGAGTTGGATTTTCAAAGGCGCTAAGACCATAATTTCTAATATTAATAAAAAATTCAAAGTGCCTATCCCAGAAGGCAAGGAGTTCCCAGATACTACAGCGCGTGGAGCGATAGAAAAATCCCAAGGTTCTATAGGAGATTTCATTAAAAGTAAAATAGCTGATTTTGATATCGGTACAGGCAATGTAAGTGGTAGTGTTAATAAATGGGTTCGTGCCGCGATGGGGATTACAGGTGTCCCCGGGAGTTGGTTTGGACCACTATCCACAATTGCGATGAAGGAATCTGGTGGAAAAACTGGACCGTCAACAGTAAATAGATGGGATTCCAATTGGTTGCGCGGAACACCTAGTATGGGGTTATTCCAGACAATAGGACCAACATTTAACGCTTTTAAAAAGAGTGGCCTAAACGACATCATGAATCCGATTCATAACGCGGTCGCTGCTATCAATTATATTAAATCACGTTACGGCACACCATTTAATACGCCCGGTATTCGTTCCATGGCGATGGGTGGACCGTACAAAGGTTATGCAAAAGGCGGAATTATCGATAATAAACAATTGGCTTGGCTTGGAGAAAACGATCACCGAGAGTATGCTATTACCACAGAACCAAGGTATCGCAAACGCTCATTAGGCTTGTGGAGTCAGTTAGGTAGTGAATTGGGTGTTCCTGAAATGTCTGATACGAATGTCAGTGATAGCAACGGATTAATGTCAAAAATGTTTAATCTTATGAAGGAATTCATTGACACAGCCGGACGTGCTGCAGAAATCAACCAAACAAACCACTACCACAATACAGGACCGTTTTCCCCTGCGGAAAATGCACGCAAAAACAAACAAATGCTTCGCCAGGCTGCAATGGAATGGAGGTGATAGATTGAGACGATTGACATATGAAAACGGCAGAGGTGAACAGATCGAATTCTATCTATCACCTCTTTTAATAGAATCGCTAGAGGGAATAGGGGAAGTTGATGCAGACATACAAGGACAGACCGCCCCATATTCTGACGGTGATATGTATATAGATACCTTGCTACAGCCGAGATTTATTGATCTTGAAGGCTCTATTTTGAAAAGGGACTTTATAGAAATACGTGAATTCAGAAGGCACATATTACGTGTCTGCAACCCAAAGCTAGGATTAGGTAAAATCACCCTTGAATTAGATGGGGATATTAAAGAGATTATGGGTGTACTCGATGGCTCACCTGCGTTCCCCGAACGTGGAAGGGACGTATTCCAAAAGTTTATGATCAATTGGAAATGTCCGGATCCATATTGGAAGGATTTAAACAGGGTATCTCGCCCCCTACAATCATATGTGGGAAATTTCACATTGCCAACGACATTCCCGTTTGAATTGGGAGTAGCAGGCAGTAGAACCACTTTATTTAACGAAGGTGATGTTCCTGCCCCTGTAAGTATTGATATACATGGACCGACAACGAATCCACAGATTATCAATCGCACAACAGGTGATTATATACGGATTAATCGTTCGATAGCCGATGATGAGATACTGCACATCAATACAGCCAGTGGACAGCAACGTGTGGAGATATACCGTGATAATTCGATTGAGCAGGGGTTTGGGTATCTTGATCATAATTCGGAGTTGTTCAGCCTAGAGCTTGGAGAAAATGAGATTGAACATATCGCTGATGCTGGGGATCGGAATGCGATCGTGGCAGTGAGTTGGCAGAGTAGGTATACAGGAATATAGGAGGATTTAATCATTCATTGTCGAATTATACGGCAGGAGGATGATTATAATGGATAACGCGTTAATGAGGTTTTTTCTCGATGGGCAGCTGGTGTTGGAAACAACGTCCGATAAGCATGAGTTTTTGAAGGATCATGAATTGGACGTTGGTGATGTTTTTGATTTCGGAGAGAATAAAGCTATGATTTTAGAAACTAATGAAAAGTATCCACATAATATCATAGACTATACTATAAAATTAGTGGAGTGATTAAAGTGGTGAAATGTACTATTGTCACATTTTATAATGACGATAAAGAAGTACTCGGAAGGTTTAAGAGTATGGAATCTGTTCCAGATAAAAAAATAGAATCCCTGTTAAAAGAACACGATGCCAGTCACGCAACTATTGAGTACCAAGCGAGGTTGGTAAGGGAACTAAATATTAAAATCGCTTAAAGCATCCCACCCGGGGTGCTTTTTATTTTGGGAGGTAATTAATAATGACTGACAATGAGACAAAGCAATATATTGACGGAAAAATTCACGAGTTGAAATTGGATATATATGCAGAAATTCATGTTCTTGAAACGAAATTGGAGAAAAGCCCAAAAGATATATCAGAAGAAATCAAGCAAAAAACGCGCGTTCTTGCAGAGGAATGGAGGTAAACCATGTCAGATGAATGGAAATATAGAGATTTACCGCGTGCCAATGGGCAGGTGGCTCCTTCATATTGGAATAAAGAAGAAAAGGAATTTGAAGTATACGAGGGTAATGTTGGTGTTGTGGAAGAGCTGGCATCCATCAAGCAAACGCAAAACGAGATATTAAAGCGGTTGGATAAGCCGATTGATACTCAGGTAACTGGGAGTATAGTTGTGGAAAAGATAATTGATAATGAAGTGATTGCTCCGTCATCAAAAATCACATGGGGTTCAACAGACTTAAGAGATTATAAGGATTTTAAGTTACTTGTTGCATCAACAGAAGATGGTAATATGTCGGGTTATATTTATGCTGGAGGTTCCCGTCCGTCTATGCCCATTGAATTTACTGACTTTAAAAAGACGAGCGCAGGAAGACCTATGCCCGTGATAATTGACGAAGAGTATAAAATGTTTGGATGGTATAGATTTGACTTTAATAATAGGGGAGTAAATGATACTACCATTGATGTTTGGATTGCGAAGGAGGAATGGTGAGTGTGTTACTGGATAACTTTGATGATCTGTATGGGCTAGATGACACCATAAAATTAGAAGAAAACATTTACGCAAGCATAGATGAGGTGATAAAAAGAATTAAAAACAAGGAAGAACAGTCAGGTAAATGGAGGGAATATATAGAAAGGTGGGAGAAAGAAGGGCGCATTTAATTACTCAAGTAACTGTTGTCTATAGTGGCGAAATATTGAGTATTGAATAAATGTTAAAGCATCCCACCCGGGGGTGCTTTTTTATTACGAAAGGAAGTGACACAATGGCAGAGAAATCCTATTTTTATGATAGTACAGCAAGTGACGAACGAATATATCAAGCAGCAGACTTTGCTCGATTTCACCACCAGATAATAGGTGACGGGGTTTCTAATACTTTAAACTTACCTGATTTAGAGGTGTCAGCCGAAAACAATATGGAGGTTAGTTTAGGCGCAGGATATATGTTTGCGAATGGTTATTTATACGAAAACTCATCCACAATGACACTAAAACACGATATCGCAGACAGCAGTAATGATCGTATTGACCGAATTGTTATACGCTTTGACAGTGACCCTGCACAACGCAGAATCTATGCTGTAATCAAGAAGGGAACACCCGCAAAGAATCCTGCACCACCCAGTATTACACGCGATAATTATGTACACGAAATGAGTGTGGCTCAAGTAAGGATTATTGCAGGCAAATCACATATTGAACAGTCGGAAGTTACGGATGAGCGTGCTAATGATGATGTGTGCGGATATATACCATTGCATAATATTTATCGAGGGTTAGGCATTAATGAATTAGGTATGGTAACGATGCCGAATCAGTCTTTTCTAGAGGTAGAAAACAGTAATCCTAATGCTGTTATAGATGGAGAGGAACGCACAGATATACTTTTAGGCAACCAAGTTGTAGAAGATACACAGAATGAATTGCATAACGGGATGTTTGTACCAAAAGCTGATGGTATTTACACTATATGGGCCATGGTGAGGTGTGATGAAGCGGACTTAAGAGGAGAGGATGTTGGAGGAACAGATATTCAGATCTTCCTTGTTGTAAATGATGAGCAAACCAGGTTTCCAATTATCGTAAACGTACTCCATGATCACAGGGATAACATGTGGACTGGTTCAACGGTTATGAGAATTAAAAAAGGCGACAAGGTTCATTTGTCGGCAAAACTAATCCATAAACCTGGCGGAGATATACCAATACGAAACACATGGTTCCGCATTTCCAAAAATGCTTAAGGAGGTGAAAGCTATGAAAATGCCTATACGCGTATACAACAGATTTTTAGATTTACAAATAGAAACAGACGCTTATCAGTCTCTGCAATATAAACGTAGTTACCATGGTGTGGGCGATTTTGAACTCCACATCAACCGTTATATGCATGGCGCGGAATACTTCCAAAAGGGAAATATTATTGCATTAAATAAGCAGGAAAATAAAGCCGGCCTGATCGTCTCCAGGGAAATTGCACTGGACGAATCAGGCAAGGAAAGCGAAAACTTTAAACTGACCGGTTTTACATTAGACGGATTGATGAACAGACGTGTATCAGTACCTCCTGCAGACACTGCATACGATCGTAAATCGGGTGATGCCGAAACGGTTATGAAACATTACGTTTACAATCATTTTGTTAATCCTGCCGATAGTAGCAGAAAATTAGACATGTTAGAAATCGCACCTAACCAAAATAGAGGTGAACACGTCTCCTGGGAATCACGCTTTAAAAATATTGGTGAGGAATTAGAAAAGATATCTATCGAATCTGGTTTAGGCTGGGGTATCTTTGTGGATTTTAATACTAAGAAGCTAGTATTTGACTGCTTCCAAGCAAAGAATCTAACACAGAATAATGAATTTGGCTATTCACCAGTATTTTTCAGTCCAGAGTTTGAGACGATTAAATCACAGTCTTTTATTGACAGTGATCAAGATTATAAAAACGTAGGTTATGTGGGCGGACAAGGTGAAGGCAAAGAAAGAAAAATTATTGAATTAGGAAATTCCACAGGATGGGACAGAATAGAAACGTTTGTGGATGCCCGCGATGTCGGTACGGAAGACGAGGAATCCGAAGAAGAATTGACTGATGAAGAAATAGAAAAACAGTTAATCGATCGTGGAAAAAGCAAAATGAAGGAAATGGAAACTGTCTTTTCCTTGGAAGCTGAAATACTAACACCTATCACTCGTAAAGCTTACGAATACACGCATGAGGGTTACTTACACCCTGCACAGCCGAAAGGTCGTTATGAAGCTAAACAACAACAGGTGACGCCATTTCAATATGAAAAAGACTTTGATTTAGGCGACAGGGTACAGGTTGTCAATAAATCATGGGGATTAACTATGACTGCACCAATTACCGAGTTTTTAGAAATACATGAATCAGGTGGATTTAGGTTAGAAGGAACATTCGGAGAATCACGTCCCAATTTGATTACGAAAATACAAGATAAATTTAACGAATTAGAAGGCATAGAAAAGCAAGAAGCACCTGCATCCGTTGCTGTTGGCAAAATGAAAGAAGCATTAAAGTATACGGATGATAAGCTAACAGAAGAAGAACGTAAACGCATCGAACAAGCTATGGAAAACCTTGAAAAATCTATGGAGCATACGAAAGATTACACGTATGATAAAGAAGCGATTGACGATAAGGACAAACAAGTAGAAGATAGCGCAAAACAAGATGCTACAGACAAAGCGAATGCGGCACAAGAAGCAGCAGAAAAGGTTGCCGAAGCCAAAGCCCAATTGGCAGAAGAAAAAGCAATTGCCAATGCTGATGGGAAAATTACGGAAGAAGAAAAAAAGCGAATTAAACAGGCGGAAGAAAACTTGTCGGCTGCAAAGGCGGAAGCAAAAGCCAAAGCGGATGCGGCAGAACGTGCAGCTAATGCTTATTCAGAGGAAGAGGATAAAAAGGTAAAAGAAGAAGCAGCAAAGGATGCTAAGGAAAAAGCAGATCAAGCCGAAAAGAACGCAAATGACTTTTCCAAGAATGCTGATAACATCATGGAAGGTATACTAGACGTTGGCACTGTACCTATTAGGACTGCTTACAGTGGAGCACGTATTGAATTTGATGGGACCAATGGATTTGTAGTATACGACAAGAACGGAAATGCAACACAATGGTTTGATTTAGACGGAAATGCCTCTATAAGAGGTAGAATTGAAGCAAGTGAAGGGTATTTTGGGGATAATTTAAGTTTAAAGGATGGAAACTTAGAAATCATTAGACCTGATGGAGCGATTAGTATGACTGATGGAATGGTCCGAGAAAGTCAGTCGGTAAATGGGATTAATCCAATGTATATGGGAAATCAAGTGGGGGTATATAAAGCTAACGGAACTGTGAGTAAGCGAGATGCCTTTCAGGTATTTGCAGGTTACTTTGAAAATCTTGTCGGTTATTTAGATGGAAGGCTTTCTACATCGGAAAATGAATACAGGGACGTTAGGGACGGTGATTACAGGAGTTCGGTTAGAATTCAAAGATACTATTTTGTGCACACCGCTCGCTATTTTAAATTAACTTACCGATCAAGAACTGGATCGGAGCAACTTGGAGAAAATCTGCACAGACACCTAGCTTTGATTTATGATAAAGATGATAATAAATTAGCCGATATAAACATACCGGAAAATACGACAGAAACAATTGAATTAATTGTTGATTTGGGTAAGCCTTCTTACTCCGATATGTGGTTAGATTTTAGGGTAGGTTGGGCATCCGGTTGGGGAAATACGAGAGATTATATTAGGTTTAGAATAAATAGTGTTGTACAAACTGATTTTGTCTAGGAGGTGATATTATATGGTGCGCGTATATGATTATAATGAAGGAAGTAAAATAAAAGTTTTCTTCTCTATAAGAGATGGTGTAATAACTACAGTGTCTGTAGGAAATCGGGCGGTATCGACTAAAACAGGAATTCAAATTTATGTAGATGATTATGTTTCGAAGCAGTTAGATAAATGCGAACTGTACCTTGATGGAATGTCTCCTAAGTTAAGAGTTAAAGATGGGGAGGTGCTTGAAAAACCAAAAGAAGATATAGAATGATTTGATAAACGCCAAATAGGCGTATTTTTTATGGCATAAAACGGGGTAGCCAGTAACTACCCCACCGCATTAGGGGTTGCGGTATATAAATGATACGAGAAAATTTTACACAGTTAGGGGGTCATTAAATATGAAGGAGATGATGACGTGGGCGGTGTTAGTTTGGAACATTTAGAAGCAGCCCGGTTTTATTTATTTGGCGAGGTTAAGTTTTTACATTTATTAATCTTGCTGATGGGGCTAGATATCATATCAGGCACATTTAAAGCAATTAAAAATAAGAATTTATGGAGCAGGAAATCACTATTCGGATATGCACGCAAGGTGCTTGTTCTTGTGGTGATTATTCTAGCTAATGTAGTAGATCAAATACTTGGGATGGACGGAGCGATAACCTATGCTACCGTCATTTTTTATATCGTAAATGAGGGGTTATCTATCATCGAGAATTTAGCAGAAGTTGGCGTTTTAATTCCGCCAGGACTTGCTGATAAGCTAAAGCATATTGACAATAGCGGTGATACTCTCCCCGAACAAATGGGAGAAGAATTGATGGGGACAGATGTT